ACTGTTATCCTTCTCACTTATCTTGTTACTAACTGTTTTATTACTGCTGGTGTAATTAGACACTGGGACAGTTCAAAAACTGTCCCTACAGTTACCCCATCTGTTGAGGAGGTGCTATAATAAGTACATAACAGGAGGATTATGAACGTCAACAAAGAAGTTAAAGGAACACTTGCTAAACTATTGGCAACTGAAAACCTTACAGTAGAGCACCGTAAAGTAAGTACCGCTTCGTTTGATGTTAATAATCGTGTATTGATTCTACCAATTTGGAAAAATGCTTCTAGTATAGTATATGATTTGTTGGTAGGTCATGAGGTAGGACATGCTTTGTATACTCCTAACATTCCAGTAGATGCTCCTAAAGCATTCGTGAATGTTATAGAGGATGTACGTATTGAACGTATGATGAAACAGACCTATCCTGGTCTTAAGAAATCATTCTTTGAAGGTTATAGAGAATTGTGGCATCAAGATTTCTTCGGTGTTGCTGATGAAGATATTCAACTACTTTCCTTTATTGATCGTATCAACTTATATTTTAAAGGTAATACTGAAATAGAATTCACTGATGAAGAACAGGTATATGTTGATCGTGCTGCAGAGACTAGAAATTTCCAAGATGTAATTGATCTTGCTAATGATCTATATGCATATGCAAAATCAAAAGAAGAGCAGAAGGAAACACAGAAACAAGAAGATATTGATTGGGATGGACCTGTTAATAGTGATGAGCAAGAAGAAGTAAATCTAGATGAAAGTGAGGAAAGTGATGAAGTTGAAAAGGAAGAGTATGAGTATGATGAAAATGGTGGTCAAGGAGGTAGTCCAAAAAATGATCCTGCAGATTTGAATACTCCAAGTTATTCTGGTGGAGCTACTGGTGGAGATCATGTAGATGAGACTGAATCTGTAACTGAAGAAGCATTGAGACAAGCAATTGAAACTCTAGTTGATGAAGATGCACAAGAGTGGGTTTATCTTGATCTTCCTAAAGTAGATCTAAATCAAGTTATTACTGATCATAATCAAATTCAAGAAGATCTTATCTATCATTTTGAAGGTCAGGCATATCCAGATGAAAGAACTCAAGATTATTATCAAGGTAATCTACATGAGGCTTATCAAGATTATAGAGATTATAAAAAGGATGCACAGAAATCTGTTAACTATCTTGTAAAGCAATTCGAGATGAAGAAGTCTGCTGATCAGTATAAGAGAGCAGCAGTATCTAAAACTGGTGTTATTAATACCAATGCACTTCATAAGTATAAGATCAGTGATGATATTTTTAAGAGAGTGACTACTGTTCCTGATGGTAAGAATCATGGATTGATTATGTTCCTTGATTGGTCTGGTTCTATGCAATATAATTTGTTAGATACTCTTAAGCAGACTTATAATCTAGTATGGTTCTGTAGAAAAGCAGGTATTCCATTTAGAGTATATGCATTCCAGAATGGTTGGAGTAATAATAGGACTCATCCAGCAGTAACACCAAAGAAAAATACTTTAACTTTCTGCGAAGATTTTAAACTACTTGAATTCTTTTCATCAAGACAGAATGCCAAGTCTTTAGAACTTTCTATGAAACTAGTTTTTACTCAAGCAACTTCTATGACCAAGCATGGTGTTCCTTACTGTCAAAAGTATACTTTAGGTGGTACTCCTCTTGGTGAAGCAATCATGTGTGCAAGACAACTTGTTGCTAGGTTGAAGAAAGTAGAGAATGTAACTAAAGTAAATGTAATTTCTCTTACTGATGGTGAAGCAAATCCTTTATCATACACTAAACAACGTGATGAACTTGATGATGGATTAAACCTATGGACTGCTAATATGAACTATAGTAGAAAGAAGTATATTGTACGTGATACTGTAACTGGATATAGTCGTGAGTTTAATCCTAGTCCATATGAAACTACAAAGGAGATTGTTAGTTTCTATAGAGAGATCACTGATTACAATTGGGTAGGTATTCGTATTTGTTCCAAGAGTGAATTCAATAGAACCATGAGACATTTATCTTATGATGAATCACAAAAACTTGATCTTCAATGGAAGAGACAAAAGTTTGCTTCAGTTAAAAATCAATTAGGATTTTCTCAATCATTCTATATTCCTGATAGAGGAATTGGTGATGCTACTGATGATCTTGAAGTTAAGCAGAAGGGTGAAGTTGCTACTAAAGCAGAATTGAATCGTGCATTCAAAAAGCACATGGGTTCTAAAATGACCAATAAAACTGTTCTTAACGCATTTATTGAGCAGATAGCTTGACAAGGGTTATTAGTGGCTATATAATTGGAGTGTATCCACTTAAATACAAAAATCTATTTAATATGAGTTATGAGCCAAAAATACAGAGTTATGAGCCAAGTTGAACAACTTCAGGAAAAAGATTATGCTTGGGCATTAATCAAAAAAGATCCAGAACGCTTGTACCAATTGACTTGTAGTCTTGCTGACAAGGTGGGTGGCATGGAAGCCATGGATTCTGTCATTAAAGATGATACAAAAAGCCAAAAGTTCAGAGGCATCAAAGATGTATTCAATGAACAATGTTGGTCTGGTCCTATAGGTGGTAGAACACACCTTGAGTTTCAAACAAAGTTTGAAAAAGGATTCAGTCGTTTCTTGAACAGTGCAAAGAAACGTAAAGGAACAGGTAGATTCTACAATACCTATTCTGGATTCAAACAGATGTATCAAAAGTGGAAGAGAGAAACCAACAATCGTGTACCTGAAGAAGACTTCAGTGGATTAGAATCACTCTTTGCTACAAACCAAATTCCAGGTTCTGCATCTTATGTTGAACTTCTTATGGCAAGGGCAAAAGGTGCTACATTCACACTCCCAGATGGGACTGAAGTAAAACTGTCTCTTTAATGTTAGTAGACGATATTGCTAGTATCATTCGTCATTCTGCAGAGTCTTTACCTGATGTAGAGATTTTGCAGAATGATTTTGCTATTGTAGAACATAATGAAGTCCATATTGTTAATGAAATGTGGCAATGTCCAGGTTTACGTAAGGTGCATTTAGAAGTTGCAAAGACAAAACATTTAGATGTACTTCATTGTGTATACTTTCCTGATCCTAGATATAATCTCCCTATATTTGGTGCAGATATTATTGCCACTCCAACTGTAGTTACTGCAGCAATTGCTGATATATCTCCTGTTACTGGATCAGAATATATTTACGATAAAGTAAAAGAAGTTAGTGATAATTTTAATTTTAAAGAACCTAGACCATTACCAGAATGGGCAGATATCTTTTCACCTTATATGAAATTTCAACGTATAAGAGAAGAGATAGAGAAGGCAAATTTTTATTGTTTGGTTATGGAATATCTAATCATATATCGTGAAGCAGTTAAGAATGCCAAAAAAGGAAGTCTGGAAGATACATATCAAAGATACCAAGATCAATGTAGATACTCTATACAACAAAGAAAGAATCCAAAAACATTAGCAGTTCTTTCTAATTGGTTTGATAAAGAATGGGCAGAAGATTATATAAATGATATATTATTTTGTAAACCAAAACCTATGTTAACCTTATGAAAGAAAGTAAATGGTCAGCACAAATTCTATTAAATTCAAATAGATTAACTAAAGTAGAATTTCTCTGTCAATCTAATTTAAGGGAAGATGCTGAACAAAGATGTAAGGCTCTTTTTGGTGTGTCTGATGTGAGACAGTTAAAGAGGGAGTGGACCAATTAAATAACTGTCCATAGAGGCTTTAATTATTAAGCTGCTATGCTATAATTAGTATACAAACAAATAAAGCACGTATGACTTTCCTTCGTAAATTCACAGACAAAGATCTGATCACATACTTCACAAAATCTGGTGGAGATATTGATACCGAAGTTGTTAAAGGATTTGCTGAAAAGTTTGATTGCAGAATACAGAGTGTCCAAAGAAGAATGGAAAAGCACCCTCGTATTCAGAAAGTAGGTCGTGGTAAATGGAATTTAACATTGACAGAAAGACTTGAGAAAACTTATGCAGCACCTTCCAGCGAACCAGCAACTGTTAAATATATTCCAGAACGTGATTCGAGTTATGTACCCTTTGGGAACGCACCGTCTCTTAAGAAAATTGTTAATTCTGGACAGTTTTATCCTGTGTTCATTACTGGTCTTTCTGGTAATGGTAAGACATTAGGAGTAGAGCAAACATGTGCTCAACTAGGTAGAGAACTTATACGTGTAAACATTACAATAGAAACAGATGAAGATGATCTCATTGGCGGGTTCCGTCTTGTTAACGGTGATACCGTCTGGCACAACGGACCAGTTATTGAAGCTCTCAACAGAGGGGCTGTATTGCTCCTTGACGAAATCGACCTTGCCTCAAACAAGATTCTCTGTCTCCAATCCATCCTTGAAGGTAAAGGAGTTTTCCTTAAAAAGATTGGAAAGTACGTCCAACCAGCAAAAGGATTCACAGTCATCGCCACCGCAAATACTAAAGGTAAAGGTTCAGACGACGGAAGATTTGTTGGAACTAATGTGCTCAACGAAGCCTTTCTCGAAAGATTCCCAGTAACATTTGAACAGGATTATCCATCACCAACAATAGAAACAAAGATATTGGTTAATGTTGGATGCGACTTGCAATTTGCTGAAAATCTGGTAAAATGGGCAGGTGTGATAAGGAAAACATTCTTCGATGGAGGAGTGGATGAAGTTATCACAACACGTCGATTAGTTCACATTGTACAGGCATACAGTATCTTTGGTGATAAGTTAACTGCCATTACTAATTGTGTGAATCGTTTCGATGATGATACAAAACAATCATTCCTTGATCTATATACCAAGGTTGATGCAGAAGACACCAAGGAGGAAGATGCCAGTATATAGAGATTACGAAATTCGTATCAATCTAAATGAATTGATCGAAAAGAGGATCCCCTGCTGCGATTTGTTACACCCTGATCATTGCTTTTCAGCAGATCAGATATCACAGATAGCACATGATATTAATATGGACTTGGATTTACATCCAGTCTATCATCAGATTGATGAACATATTATGCGTTATGTAAAAGCAGCAGGAATCGATAATACAGATCACTGGGTTGAAAAGAAACTACCTGACTTGGAGGAATAACATGCTATCGGATTTAGATTCACTAGATGGATTTGTTATGATAGATCCAAATGAAGAACACACTGTAGACCCTATGCAAAAGTATAACGAAAAGAAACTCTTGAAAGAGATTGATGAATACATCAGTCAAACATACAGAGGTCATTATTCTATCGGTAACGTACAGACTCTTGACCTAATTGATTCAGTTGGTGATGCAGAAGCATTTTGCAGAAGTAATGTGCTAAAATATGCATCACGATATGATAGAAAAGGATCAGCACGTAAG